CCTCGATGGCCTGGGCGCGGTCGCCATGCATCGCGCTGTGTACACGCACCTGCAGAAGCAGAACCTGATCGACTTCGTGCCGGACTCCGACCAGAAGACGCAGATCCCGACCTACCAGGGCCTGCGGATCGTGGTCGACAACGGCATGCCGAAGTTCGGCAGCGGCGCGACCACGCAGTACCTGTGCATCATCTTCGGCGCGGGCGCCATCGGCTACGGCGACGGCCAGCCGAAGAACGCACTGGCGTTCGAGCGCGAGGAGTCCCGCGCCAACGGTGGCGGCGTGGAAACGCTGTGGACCCGCAAGGACATGATCCTGCACCCGTTCGGCTACAAGTTCCTGTCGACCACGATCACCGGCAACGGCACCGAGACCCGTCCGGCTTCGGCTTCGTGGGCGGATCTGGCGCTGGCGACCAACTGGGAGCGCGTCGTGCCCCGCGAGGCCGTGCCGATGGCCTTCCTGGTGGTCAACGCCTAATCAGTCGGGGCCGGCTTCGGTCGGCCCCGCTTTCGGAGAATCGAAATGGCGAAAGGTCTACCCCGCAGCCTGAAGAAGGCTGCCCCCCAAGTCCCCGCTGCGGCCACCGCCAGCACTGTTGGTGGCGTCAAGAGGGGCGTAGCGGTGGCCCCCGCGACTGACGCTGCGACTGCGCTAACGCAGCTCAATGCGTTGATCGCATCCCTCAAAGCTGCCGGCACGCTGGCGTAAGGAGACAAGCATGGCCAAGACCAACGAAGACAACTACACCCGTCCCGAAGATAAGGCCCGCTGGGGCTTCGCGGGGACGGCGGACAAGATCACGATCGGCGATCAGACCGTGGGCGAGACGCCCGAGCAGGGCGAAGTCGAGTCCGTCGCGTCTGGCGATAAGGACGTGCAGGAGCCCCGCCACAACGGCGGCGGCGATGCATCGAAGGCGGCGGCAAAGAAGGCTGCGAAGTAACACCCAAGGGCCGGTCATCCGGCCCTTCCTATTTCGGGTTGAGACCGGCGCCGCCGTCGCTCACCCTGTCCAATCCCATCTTGCGAGGCGCGAATGCTGACGATCGAGGACGGAACCGGCGTTCCGGGCGCCGACAGCTACGCGACCGTGGATGAGTTTCAGGCCCGTGCTGGCGCCTATGGGTGGACGATCCCGGCAGATGTGAGCGCGCAGGAAGTCCTGCTACGCCGGTCTGCCGAGGCGATGAACGCTCTCCGCTGGCAGGGGTGCCGGGCGTCCCCCGGCCAGGCGCTGGCTTGGCCGCGTCGCGATGTCGTCGTGGACGGCGAGATCCTGTCCGACGCCCACATTCCAGCCGCAATCAAGTACGGGCAAATGGCACTCGCGGCAGAGATGCACGCCGACGACATCAACCCGCCCGAGTCGCGCCGGGGCGCTGTGCTGCGCGAGAAGGTGGACGTGCTGGAAGTCCAGTACGCCGAGGTCAAGAACGAAGGCCGCCTGATGCGCGCGGCTCCCAATCGCCCGTCCCAGGTGCAGTTCGCTGACTACCTTGCGCGGCGTGGCTGGTATCTACCGGCGGTGAGGGCATAATGGAGGTGGGCATGAACGATAAGACTGGATTCGACACGGAAGGCGGCTTTATCGAAGTGGTCGGCGGCTTCATCACTGGACATGGCGACGGCTGCACAGATGGTTTTGGTGAGGGCTGACTGCGTGATGGAGCGATATTTTCTAGAGGTTTACGTTCCGGCGAGGGACCGCAAGGTCCCGCAGCGTATCTTCTCCGCCCAGTTGCCGTATCAAGCCTTCTCTGTCGATCAGAAGATTTTCATTGCAGAGTCGCCCCTGGGCTCTCCTTTTGGGTATTTGATCGAAGGCGTATCGCATGCGGTTTGCGAAACTAGCCATACGGTAATGCTGGAAGTTCGCGAATTGAGCGCCCCGCAGTGACCTTCAACTACACCTCCGCCGCCGACACCGCGCGCGCCCTACTGGTCAACTTCGGACAGGTCGTGCAGCTTCAGCGCGCCACCGAGCCCAGCTATGACCCGGTGACCGGCGAGTACACGCCCGGCGGCACGGCTACGGCCGACGCAGTGGCGGTCCTTCTGCCGGCGGGCAACGACGCCGGCAAGCAGTTCGGCGAGAGTGGCGTGGTCCGCGTGGACGACCGCAAGGTCATCGTTGAAGCTGGCTTCGAGCCTGACGAAATGACTACGCTTGTCGATGCCGCCGGCTCGGTCTGGCGTTTCGTCAACGTCGTGACCCTGGCGCCCGCCGGGACCGCCGTCATCTACAAGGGCTTTGTGCGCAAATGAACTTCGCCCGTCAGGTCAAGTCCTTCAACGTGAAAACGGAGAAGGCGCTCGATCAGACCGTGCGCGCAATCACCTTCAGCCTGTTTCGCGAGGTCGTGCAGCGCACGCCCGTCGACACCGGCCGCCTGAAAGGAAACTGGCAGGTGTCCATCGGCGCCCCGGCGTCCGGCACGCTGGCCACGAACGACCCCAGCGGCGGCGCCACGCTCGGAAAGATCGTCGCGGGCATCGGTGGGGCAGGGTCCACGACCTTCCTCGCAAACAACCTCGCCTACGCGCAGCGCATCGAGTACGACGGCTGGAGCCACACCAAGGCGCCGGCCGGCATGGTGCGCGTGAGCTTCGCCCGCATCGACAGCATCGTGGCCAAAGCCGCGCAGGCCAACCGAGTCTGACATGTCCGAATTCCGCATCGACCGCGCCCTTGAATCGGCCGCGGCGGCGGCGCTTGGCTCCGATTTCACCGGCCGCATTGCGACCGAGGGCAACCCCTTCACGCCGCCCTCCGCTGGTGCATGGGCGCAGCTGACCAACCTGCGCGCCGGTGCCGACGTGGCATCGCTCGGCGTTGGCGGCATGGACGACCACACCGGCGTCCTCCAGATCGACATCACCGTGCCGGCGAACAGCACCAACCCGCGTGGCGTTCTGCTCGGGCACGCCGACCGCGTGCGCGCCTTCTTCGTCGCCGGCCGCCCGCTCACTTTCCAAGGCCAGACGGTGCGCGTCCGTAGCGCATCCGTTTCGTCGCTCCGTCTCGTGGACACCAATCAGCGCGTGAGCGTGTCCATTTCCTACACCGCGCTCACCATCCGACCGGAGATCACCTAATGGCTGCCAGCGGCTCTCGCGTCCAGTTCTTCTACACCGTCGAAACCGCGCCCGGCGTCATTGACGACACCGCCCCCGCGTTCAAGCCCATCCGCTTCAACACCGCCAGCCTGACGCGCAACGTCGCCCAGGTCGGTAGCGACGAGATCAACCCCAAGCGCCAGCGACCCAAGGACGACCAGGGCACCTACAGCACGCAGGGCGAGATCGTGTCCGAGCTGTCGGCAGGCTCCTTCGATGAACTACTGGCGATCCTCCTGCAGTCGGCATGGGCGACCAACACGCTGAAGGTCGGCAGTACCGAGCAGACGATCGCGATCCTCAAGCGCCACACCGACACCGGCGAGGACTTGCTCTACAGCGGCTGCCGCATCAACAGCCTTGCGGTCAGCGCCGCCATCGACGCGCGCGTTCTGCTCACCTTCGGCGTCATCGGCACCGAGGCCGAGCCGTTCGAGGTGCCGATCGATGCCACATTCGCCGCAGCAACGACCACCGACCCGATGGTCACGAGCGTGGGCCAGCTGACCGAGGGCGGCACCTCGCTTGCCTACGCCACTGCCTACGACTTCACCCTGTCGAATGGCATGGAGGCGATCTTCGCCCTGCACCGCCGCCCGGCCTACGACGTGCAGAACGGCGTGTTCACCGCCACCGGCACGCTGTCCGCCTACCGCGAGAACGGCGGACTGTACGCCAAGTTCCTCAACGAAACCGATTCAACGCTGGCTTGCACCTTCACCGATGGCGCCAAGTCGGTGACCTTCGCGTTCCCGGATATCGGCTACGTGCAGGCGGATGACGCCGTGCCCGGACCTAACGCGATCGTCAATCAGTTCACGTGGTCGGCCGGCTACGACGCCGCAGCCGATACCACCGTCACCATCACCCGGAGCGTCTGATGTCGAATCCGATGGATCAGTTCAAGACGCGCGAGCGCGCGAACGAAGGCAAGCGCCTCCCGCTGTACGCACCGGGCGGCGGCAAGACGGACCACTGGCTGCAGGTCCGGCACGTGTGGTCCGACGCATTCCAGGAGGCCAACGAGACCGAGCTTGCCGCCTTGCAGGAGGGCATCTTGTCCGCGCAGGGCGACAAGGACGCCATCTCGGCAATCAAGCGCGAGTCCCAGGTGAAGCTGCTTGCGGCGCTGGTGTCTGGCTGGTCCTTCGACGGCGAATGCACGCCCGAGGCGGTCACACAGTTTCTCCGTGACGCCCCGCAGATCGCGGCGCAGCTGGACAAGTTCGCCGCGGACGGCCGCGCTTTTTTCGGCAACGACTCGACCAGCTCGGACGCTGGATCGAGTCAGAGCGAACCCTAAGCGCCAAGCTTCCTGACGGCGCCACGCTGCGCGCCCATCTCCTCGCCGCCCACAAGGCCGGCGCCCCCCTGCCGGACCAGATCCGGAACCAACCGCGACTCCCCGAGGAATTCGGTCACTTGATCGATGTCCTTGGGCGATTCCCCGCGCCTATCGACTGGGCACAGGTCGAGTCGTGGTCCCGCATGACGCGCCGTCCGCTCTCCCCGTGGGAGCTGGTCGTCCTTTCGCACGCTGACGCAATGAGGCAACGATGACCGAGACGGCGAGTCTAGTAATCAAGGTTGACTCGTCGGGGGCTGCACGTGCAACGGGCGATCTCGACAGGCTTGGCCGGTCGGCTGAGCAGGCCGAGGGCAAGATCGGTCTGATTCCGGGCGCGTTTAAGCTGATCGGAGCCGTTGCCGCATCGGCGGGCCTTGCGACCGCCACCCGCGCTTTCATCAGCATGGCGGATGCGTCGGCCAACATGGCCGCGCGGCTCAAGCTTGCGACTGGCTCGGTCGAAGAATTCAACATTGCGCAGCGGGCTACGTATGAGATCGCGCAGCGGTCCAGCACCGAGCTGGGCAGCGTTGTCGACCTTTACGCCAAGCTCTCGCAGGCCACGGGGGAGCTGGGCGTCTCCCAAGCCAGCCTCCTGCAACTCACCGAGTCGATCACCCAGACGTTCCAGATCAGCGGCGCGACGGCGCAGGAAGCATCGGGCGGCTTGCGCCAGCTTTCGCAGGCGATGGCCGGCGGCGTTCTGCGGGCCGAGGAGTTCAACAGCATCATCGAGTCCGCGCCGCGCCTTGTGCAGGCGATGGCGGACGGGATGGGCATTGCGTTCGGCGATGTGCGCAAGGCGGTCAACGAGGGCAAGATCAGCTCCGAGATTCTGGTGCAGGCGCTGCTCTCGCAGTCCGCCACGATCCAGAGCGAATTCGACCAGATGCCGATCACGGTCGGCCGGGCGATGCAGCAAGTTCGCAATGCGTTGACCGGACTCGTCGGCGACGCGGACACAGCCGAGGGCGCGTCCCGCACGCTGGCCACGGCCATTTCGGACTTGGCCCGCACGCTCGAATCGGAGGAGGTCAAGAACGGCTTTGCCGGATTCGTGTCCGGCCTTGCCGACGTGATCGAGTGGGGCAGTAAGGCCGGCGTCGTCATCGACGCGCTCAACCGCAGCCGCATGGCGTTTCAAGGCGTGCGCGAGCAGGCGTCTGCGGGGATCCAGGGGTTGTTGCTGGCCGCGACCGGTCAGGACGCGAGCGGGTCCTGGCGGGCCTATCAGGATGGCAGCCGGAAGCTGGATCAAGCGTTCGCACCCGGCGCTAAGCCGGGCCCAGCCGCCCCGACCGCCTCCCAAGGCATCGCGGATTTCGTCAAGGCGCCCACGGCGCCGGGCGGCGGGGCTGTTGCGGATGCAGGCTCGGGGAAGCCCGCCCGCGACAGGATCACCGACGAAGAGCGCGCCCTCGCGCAGCTACAGCGCTCCTATGACGGCTACCTCGCGCGCCTGGAGCGCGCAAACGCCTTGCACGGCGAGACCAGCGAAGTTGCCGCGCTGAACTACGAGATTCAGCGGGGCTCGCTGCAAGGAATCGGCGACGAGGAAGAACGTGCCCTGCGGCTCGCGGCCGAGCGCGCTGATATGCAGAAGGTGGCCGCCGAGCAGCGCTCCCGCGAGTGGGCGGCGTTCGAGGACGACATGCGGGCGCTCGATGGCGTGTGGGATGCGGTCGAGAAGGAGGTTCAGGACAGCGCCGGCAAGGCTTCCGAGTATTACAAGCAGGCCGCCCGCAACATGCAGACCGCGTTTGCTGACTTCCTGTTTGATCCACTGAAAGACGGGTTCAGCGGCATGGCGGACAACTTCGCCAATGCCGTGCGGCGCATGGTCGCCGACCTCGCGTCCTCCAAGCTGCTGGAGGCGGTCGGCAATTTTGCCAGCAGCTACACCGGCGCGGGCTCCGGCTGGATCAACGCCATCGGCTCAGCCATGCAAGGCGGCGGCCGCGCCTTCGGCGGCCCGGTGCAGGCCGGCCAGTCCTACCGCGTCGGCGAGCGGGGCGAGTCGGAAATCTTCGTGCCGAACACCTCGGGGCGGATTGTGCCCGGCGGCGACAGCGGGCGCGTGGTCAACAACATCACGATCCATGAAGCGCCCCCCGGCACTCAGGTCACCTCGCGGCAGAACGCGAGCGGCGGCATGGATATGGACGTGCTCGTGGGCCAGTTGGAGAAGCGCATGGCAGGGAACGTCGCTCAAGGCGCCAGCCCCTTCAACCCCGCGCTTGAATCCCGCTACAACATGCAGAAGCGCGTCTAATGGCCAGCCTCCCGAGTTACGTCGCCATCCGCTTCCCCGACTACGGCGAGACGCCGCAGCCTTCGGTCGAGCGAACCGAGATGGAGCGTGGCGTGCCCAAACAGCGCATCCTCAACACGCAGGTGATGGTGGAAGTGCAGGCCGCGTTCCTGTTCCGCACGTCCGCCGACGCATCCGCGTTCGAGGACTGGTATTACGACACCATCAAGCGCATTGGCTGGTTCACGATGACCCACCCGCGCACCGGTCAGGCGGTCACGGCGCGCTTTGTTGGCGGCGATATCGGCACCCTGGCGCCCATGTCGCCGACGTTCGGGCAGAGCTACCGGGTGGTAAAGCTGGAGTATCTGCGCTGAGGTTGATTCCTCCGCGTTCCATCTGTACAACTTCACCATGCGCAAATTCTCGATGATCGCAGCCTCGGTGCTGCTGGCCGGCTGCTCAAGCACGCCGCAGGGCTTGGAGCAGCCGGAGTACGCCACGAGCTTCACAGTGGATCAGCCGTACCAGCTGACATTGAAGAACATCGTGGCCGGCGACAACGCTTGTCGCAGCGGCCCGCTGCTTCCTGTCGGGCAAGTTATCAACGACGTTCAGAACTACCCAGACCTGCGCGAGGCCAAGATCGTGCAGGGCGCTTCTGGCATCGGCCGGCAGATACATCGGGTGATCACGATCAGTGAGCCCGGCCCCGGCACATCTCAGGTGACTGTCTACGCCAAGTACCAGCGCCCGAAAATCGCGGGTCTATACAAGAAGTGGGCTGAAGGCTCTACGGACTGCGCCGCCTAGCCAAATTTCAGACCCCCTAAGCCCCGCCTAGTGCGGGGTTTTTCATTACAGCCGCCTTCGGGCGGTTTTTTTTGTGCCCGGAGATCCGATGACCTTCACTGAGCGCAACCAGCGGGTCACGAACACATCGAGCCTGCTGCTCTTCCTAGAAATCAGCGCGCCGTCGATCCCCGAGACCCTGCGGATCGTCAACGACACGCGGAACTGGACATCGCAAGGCGTCGAGTACATCGCCTGTCCATTCGGATTCAAGTTACCGGACGACACGGCCGGCCAGACGCCTCGCGCGCAGCTGGTGATCGACAACGTGGGTCTGGGCATGACGCAGGACCTGGAGTCGTTGCAGCCGAATGAGATGGTCACGTGCCGGCTGATTGTGAGCGACAGCGCTAACCCAGACGTGCACGAACGCGTCTACCGGCTCCCGATGACGATGGCCTCTGCCACCACCGGCCAAGTCACAGCACAACTCGGCGTGGACTTCCTGATGCGCACCCAATCGGTCCGTCTGCGCTACAACCCGTTCATTTCGCCGGGCCTGTTCTGATGCGTCTGGCGGACGTGGAGCGGTTCACCGGCGTCCCGTACTGCGAGCAGACAAACGATTGCGCCGATTTTGTCGTGCACGTCCAGCGCGAACTGTTCGGGCGCGACGTGACGCTTCCCAACGGACGGCCTCGCGGAGCACGTGGTCAGCTGGCACTGGGCGAACTTTCGAAGCCCTACGGCGTCCGCACTGAGACCCCCGTCGACGGCGACCTTGTGCTGATGAAGGAGCGCGGCGTGCTGGGCCACGTCGGCGTCTACTTCTGGATCGCGCACGAGGCGTGGTGCCTGCACAGCTGCGAGCGCATCGGCGAGTCGGTGCTTCACCGGATACGCGAACTCCCGGACTTCGGCGCCCAAGTCGAAGGCTTCTACCGCTGGCTCGACTGACCAGCCTCCCAACCCCGCACACCACAACGCCCCTTTACCGGGGCGTTTTTCGTTTCTGGAGATCGCCCTGATGGGTTTGATGGAATGCCCGGCTGGACACGGCCGCCTGATCACGACGCCGCACCCGGTCACGCTCGAAGGGCAGACCAACATCGCGGCGGAGCTGGTGCCGGGCGAGACGCTTGGCGCGTTCCTTCGCCGCTCGGTGCCGGACTGGACAGGCGATGCGTGGGAGGTCCGCATCAACGGCGTCGTGGTGCCCCACGAGGTAATGGACCGCGTTCGGCCCAAGGACTGCACGGTCATCGAGGTGCGCGGCGTCGTGCGCAAGCAGGCGCTCTACATCGTCGCGATGATCGCGCTGACGTACTTCACGTTCGGCGCGGGGACGATCGCAGGCTTCTCGATCGGCACATCAACAGCATTCGGTACGTTCGTCGCGCAGGCCGTCGTGTTCGCTGCCGGCTCGATCTTGGTCAACAAGGTGCTCGGCCCCAAGCCCCCAAGCGCTGGCGGCCAGCCCGAGCTGCAAAGCATCTACAACATCGGCGCCGGTCGAAACCAAGCCCGCCCGTATCAGCCTCTCCCGCTGGTGTTCGGCCGCGTGAAGTTCGCGCCCGACATCATCAGCGCGCACTACACCTGGTACGAGGGGAACGAGCAGTACCTCGCGATGACGCTGACGCCGGGCGTCAATGTCCACTCAGTCGAAGCGCTCTACAACGGCGACGCACTGCTTTCGTCGTTCCAGGGCGTGCAGGTCTGGCACTCCGGCTTCCCCGGCATGCCCGAGCAGCCGATCCCGCTCTACAGCAATGCGGACACCATCGCCGGTGGCGAGCTGGTTAACGGCGGCGCCAACATCTTCCGCACGACATCGCCCGGCACGAAGCAGGCGCAGATCGACATCGAGGGCACGCTCTACGACGTCGACAAGCACGGCACGTTCCACGGCAATAGCGTCCCGGTCTACATCCAGTGGCGGCCCGTTGGCGGCGCGTGGCAGGGCGTCCCGATGGCGGTCATCTCCAACAACGACACCCGCGTCATCCGCCGCACCTACCGGGTGGAGTTCCCCGAGCCGGGCCAGTACGAAGTTGCAGTACGTCTTGGCACGCCGACGTGGAATGAGGGCGGCGGCAAGGACGAGTGTCGCTTTGCTTGGTCCGTCATGCGCTCGATCCAGCTGGACGAGGCCACCTACGCCGGCATCCCGAGGATCGGCATCCAGATCAAGGCGAGCGGGCAGCTCAACGGGGCTCCCGACGAGATCCGGTGCGTCGCACACAGCCGCCCGGTGCCGGTCTGGAAAGGTCCAATCATCGGCTGGGTCACGGAGGAGACCAGCAATCCGGGCGCGCAGATCCTCGCCTACGCGCGCGGAATCGAGACTACGAAGTTCGCCAAAGATTCCGGCACTGGCGAGTATCTGCGCGATCCGGAAACCGGTTATCTGATCCCTGACGGCACGGAGCGCATCGCCGGCATCGGCCTGCCTGACGACATGATCGACATCGCGGCGTTGCAGGCTTTCATGCTGCACTGCGCCGCCAACGAGTTCGAGTACAACTACGTCATCAAGGACGCCCGCTCGCACGAGGAGATGGTGAACTCGCTGGCCGCGGCCGGGTTCGGGCAGGTGACATGGGCCGGCGGGCGCCTGTCGGTCGTGTGGGCTGCGGCCGATCAGCCCCTGTCCGGCGTGGTCAACATGGCCACGATCAAGAAGGGGGAGTTCCAGGTCGATTACACGCTGGCCAACGCGGCCGATGGGATCGAGTACAGCTACTACGACGCCGAGGACTGGTCGACCAAGACCATCCGAGTCCCGGCCCCCGGCGTGACCACGATGCTCAACCCGGCGACGCTTACGGGCGAAGGCGTGACCAGCGAGGCCCAAGCGGCGAAGCTTGCCCGATTCCACCTCGCCCAGTCCCTGTACCAGTACAAGGACATCAGCTTT